CGTTCTTTCTTGAAGCTAACCTAACATCTTTGTATTCATACAATGGATGAGTACTACCGCTCATATATGCTGAATCTTGTGCTGTTGCTATTGTGGCCTCAGCATTTGGTTCTAACACATTGTAGTTTGCTTTCTTATAATTAACTGTAACAGTAGCATTACCTGTCGTTCCAGATGTACCAAAGAATCTTAGTCTTATGCTTGAGTTAGCTCTATCTGTGACATCTGTAAATCCGCTAGTAATAGTTGCATTTGCAAAAATATTAGAATTACTAATAATTGGACTTGCATTTGCACCTTCATCGATATCCATAAATGGACCAGTGCTTGTATCAAACGCACTATTAACTGTGACAACAATATTGCTAATTGAATCTGGTTTGATCATAGGATCTGTGAATGTCAATGTCGCATCATCTGATTTTACTATAGTATCTTTAATACTAATTTGTACATCTGCATTTGTACTAAATTCTTTTCTGTATCCAAATCCTGGCACTGTCACGTATGCAGATGATACAACACCTGAAGTTGTTAGTAGGCTACCTTGTGCAACACCTGTGTTGGCTGTAACAGTTAAACTTGGTGCTTTATAGTTTGCACCACCTTGGTTGACTTTGAATGTCAATATCGAACCAAAAGTCTCATCACCAAATTTTATGCTATTATCATCATATAAATCATTAATGACGTTATTTGTTATATTTGATAAAGTAGACACTGCTCCACTAGTTGCACCTGTATAGAGCTCTGTGGTTGTCAGCGTCTGGTTGTGTGAATCAACAAATATTATCACGTTTGCGTTTGCACTGTATTTGTATACTCCAGTAACAGTTCCTGTAAAACCATTGTTACTTGATATGGTTTCACCTACTGTGAAATTTTTAGCCGGATTACTTAATTCTGTTTGTATTTTTTTAGTTGGTCTGTTACCTCTCATTCTTAACACAGCACCTGATCCTTTTGATTTAGTTGATCCTGTACCTGAAACTGAGAAACCTCCTATGGACCCAAAGGCTCCAGAAGGACCTGATCCGGTTATTACAAAGTATCCCATTGGTAATACGAATGAATTTGCTGTGACTGTATAATCAGTTCCTAGTACTTTTGGTACACCGCTTGAATTAGTTACTGAGAATGTTATAGGTGTTTTAGAATATCCTTCACCTGCTACAGTCAATGTTAATCCAGTTATGTTACCACCAGATACACTTGATACCGTTGCTTTTGCACTGTCGTTAAGTTCTTCCCCTATGAACGTTATGATGTCACCTACTTGGAACCCTGTTGTGACTCCATCGGTTGAAACTGTCGCAATTTTATCAGAAACTTCGTTGACAGTTATAGTTAAGTCATTAGTTGGAGATTCTGCTCCAAAATATGATCCTACTACTGTGATTGTGTCGTTAGGTTTAAAACCTGATCCTGTATTTGTGAAAGTGTCTGCATAAATTTTATATGTTATCGCTGATCTCTCTACGTCAAAAATTGCTCCTGTTCCTGAACCGCTAGTATGATAATTTGTACTAGTTATACTATTAAATCTTTCTGTTGCTGTACCTAGTATGCTTATGTCTGTTGGTTCTGCATAGAAACCACCACCAGCACTTACTAAAGTAACTGACTCAATTTGTCCTTCTATTCCCGTTGCTGTTATTGATGCTCCACTACCCAACGATATAGATATATTCGCCTGTGCTTCTGCAACTGTTTGATTTCCAACATTACCGTCTGTTAATGTAACACTATTAATAATTCCTAATGTACTTCCAGTTATGTTAATTGTTGCTGGAGCAGTATTTGATGCTTCACCATTTAAGCTAGTGTTAGCAATTTTTATGCCACTTGATATAGCGGCAGATGTTGCTCCTACATTAATATTACTAAATGAATTTAATCCAGTTATCTCACCTGTGCCAGCGTCAACTGAACTGATTGTTGTTATTACGAACCAAGTCACGTTAGCATTGCTTGGGTTACTATCAAAGTTTCCTGTTACAACATAGTTGCCAGTTGAGTAACCTGTGCCACCATTTGCTATCGTTAATGCGTCAACTGTATTGTGAACTGTGTTAACTGTTCCTATAGTAACTGTAGATGAATTTGCGTGTGTTGTAGTTATTCCAGATGAAGTGCTGTATCCTGATCCACCAGTGGCTATTGTCAGTGCAGTAATATTTGTTGTGGCATTAACTGTACCCACACAACCTGATCCACCTCCACCACTTACATTTACTGTGTCTCCGTCACTGTATCCTGATCCACCTGTTGTTACTACCATCTTATTAATCTTATCAGAAACACTGTCAGCAATAACTTCAGCACCTGTTCCACCAAAGTCACTAAAGTTAATTGTTTTGGTCACAGACTGATCACTTAAATCAAGTTGTAACAATTTACTTCCGTGTGTCATCGTTATCACATTTGCATTTGCATTCTGGTGCATTGGTATAACAGTTTCTACTGTAGTTGCATTTGATGTCAGTAACTTACTGCTACTGTCATCAACTGTAACCTTTAATGGATTTACAGAAACAACTGAATCTATTGTATGAATTCTATTTGATAATCTATATACATTCCAGTCTTGGTTAATGTCATTACTGACCCAGTATGTTGATTTCAGTGCAACATTAGAATTTGTTTCGTAGTGAGCATTTAAATCATCTTTTGAAAATACTTGATATGTTGTATCATTTGCGTGTACGTAACCAGCTGTGGGCAATTCAAATTTTTCTGTTCTTGTTGTCCACAAGTTTGCACTAGATCTGTCTCCGCTTGGCTTTTTGATCCAACTAGCATTATCATCTATGTCCAATGTGATAATTTCATCAGTTAATATGTCAGTTGTTATCTCTCCGTTGATGTTAGATTCGAAACTTATTAACTGTGGATTAGTTTTTAATTTTGTATGGTCAATTTTAAACTCAATTGATTCATTTACAGCAGAACCTCCAAATTCGCCAACCTTGAAAGCATAATATTCATATACGTTTAAACTGTCTCTTTCACTGATTACTTCAGTTCTTGCCAACCTGTCGATGGCATTTTGTGTGCCTTTTTGCTTAACATATCCTTGATAGAATTTAGCTTGATTCTCATCGATGATTTGTAAATTTTCTAGATAGCTTCTGTTACTAAAACCGATTGTTCTCAATCCAGCTTTCTTTAAATTATCATTTGCTATCGGAGTATCAACATCAAGATATCTATTAACATCTCGTGTACTAGTTTCAAAGTTAGAAACCAGTCCGTCGGTGTCTGTAATCAAGTAACCTTTTGCTTCTAATTTTCCTGTCCAATCAGTTGTCTTTAATACAGTCTGTTTTAATCTTGGTTGTCTGATAGACAACGTTGGATTATATATCACATCGTCAAATAGTGTTATGTTATCGAATATAGATATATGTTCAATTTCTCTAGTGTACAATGTAGTAAAGTATATTGGTCTATTGTTATCATCAGTCAATGTTAATTTGTTACCATCTCTCACCACTGTTGTTGTTGCATTCTCTATTGGTAGACCGTTACTATCTAAAACAGAATATGTACTACCAACGATATCTTCAACATTTGCTACAACTCCTTGTACCGGTTTAAATGTTATCTTGTTTGCACTCGGGGATAATGCTATAATACTTCCTGTTCCCCAACCACCTAGACTCCAGAATAAAAATTCTTTACCAGCGTATAACCAGTCACTATTTGTGTTAGTATCACTATTGTAACTGTCAAAGATCCAACCCTCTGATTCCAAGTGTCTTCCGTAGTTGACAAGGAAATCAAATACGTCATCTATACTTTTGAATTCTGTTCCATAATCAATTTGTGCAGTTTCATTGTTTTTAACTGTTGTATAATAAGTGACTGCCGCACCATTTTCTACTGGTACTTGATTAACTGATTGAAAATTACTAGCTTCAAAACTGCTTGTTGTTGTGTGAGCTACTCTAACTTTGTAATATATTCCTTCATACTTGACATACTCACCTATAGCCAATGTCTGGTTAGGAGTATATGCTGGAACATTAATATTATTACCGCCAACCCTCACTTCAATGCCAGGCCCAGTTTTTTGGCTCACTGCTGTTGTGAAATAGTTATTATTGATATCATAACCTTTTACTGTAAATCCAGATAATGTTTTTTCAACAAGAACAGCTGAATATGAGTAATTCTTGATTGCTGGACTTACGTGAGTTCTATGTGTAATATTATTCTGAGGAATAAAAATACTTGTTGTTTTAGTTGCAGGGGAATATGATTCAGCTTGAACTTTATAAGAACTAAAATCAATAAATGCACCTTGTTTATGTGCTATTTGTGGTTTAACATTTCTTAATATTCCACCATACTTGTCTTTAACATTTTTATTTTGTTCAATTAGTCTCTCACTGATATATTGGTTATATCCTTGACTGCTTACAATTCTATCATTTTCTACTTCTCTATGAACATACACATTATTTGTATGTCTTAGTTTTGTACTGCCATCATATACCATACTATTATTAATTGGTATGTTTTTAAGATTCAATGTATCAAACATTAATGAATAATACTCTGCAGGTTTCATCAATGACGTAACTGATGTATTAGCAAAACCAGAAGAACTGTTCATAAAAAATGCTCGTTCAGTTGGTGCTAAATCTCCAGCTTTCCAAGGCTTCTGTGCTTGTACACTATCTGGTTGTAGAATTGTTAAACCAATTGTGAATGGATCAATTAAGTTACCACTTGTATCAACTGGAACATAACTGCTAAAATTGTTATGTCTGTAATTATTTTTACCCGTATATTTTAGATTTAACAAGTTGGCTCTGTCACCATCTCTAATGATACCTTTTTCGATGTCATTAATTAATAATGCACGTTTACCTGCTGTAGACCAGTTGTAGTTGTTATCCCACCAAGTAGGTTTAATACTGAATCCTAACATCTCCCAAGGATGTGTATGAGGTCTATCGGTGCCGTAAAATTTCTTGAATATTCCTCTCCAATGGCCAGGAGCCATTGTTCCTGATAAATCAACACAGTCAGACCAGTTCCAAGTTTTCCAGTCTGCACTGCTGTAATTTGCGTTTGTTGTTAAATCAGCTTGATTAAAAACTGACCATCTGTAGATATGTGGTTTAACTATGTCGTTGTACTCTTTGTAAGAATATAACTTGCTGTTAAAGTAGTTACTTACTAAAGTGTTATATGAGATAGGTGGTACATAGTCTGGATCCATAAATCTATTTTCTATGTCGTTGTAAATTCTTTTTTCTAATTCAAGTAATGCTCTATCTCTATCATCATTGTATAATGGAATTAAAGATCCATCGTGACCTTGCGTAAATGTTTTTGATCCAGATGAATATGATTGACTGTCAGTTATTTGCTGAGGAAGATAAACTTTATCCATACCAAGTTTTGATGGTGTAGCTGGTATCCAGGCTGGTTGTTTGTTAGAATAATATTCTACTTTAACAACATCATTCACCACTGGTTTGTTAGGACCAATAAAAACGATCCTTGTTGCAGATACGTTATCAATAACATAATCGTTGTTCATTGTTAACAACACATCATTATTATAAACGTATAAAGATTTAGTATCTTTGTCATCTCTAGGATTGTATGCGTATGCTATTTCTAGTCCAGGTTTACCACTGGTATCCATTATTGCACTATAACTTTGTACTTCGTAACTACTTGTAGAATTAGACCAAGTTTTATTAGTGCTAGTAACAGTTGTGCTTGTGGTTTGCTTTGTATCCCCATATGATAGCATTAAACTATATGACCATTTTTCAGAAACTTTTTTATTCTTATTGATTTCTCTTAATACATAGTCAACTAAAGTTGAATCTTTCCAGGTTGAAGTGTCGTTAGTTGTTACTACTTCAGCTGTCTTGCTAATAAATTTATTTTTGAATCTGGTATAGTCATCTTGTGCTGTTCTGACAGCTTTGATAAGATTTCTGTTGTCACTGTTGACGTGAGTAGCAAATTTTAGTGCTGGTGCAGTGTGTTGTAATATAGTATCACCTGCCGATAAACTTTTGTGAGTATCTCTGTATGTATTTGATCCTAGGGCTAATCCTGATATATTATCTTGATTGGCAATGTTTTCTCCAAAATGATCAAGTAAGTCACTGTAAGAGTGTGTTGCAATATCGTTGTTTTCTGGATTGTGTGTTAAATTTTTCGGTGCAACATAATAAGCTTCTTTTAAATTCTTTTCTTCAAATGTATTCCAGCTAACAATCACGTGACTGCCGACAGCTACATTTGATGTTGTAACAATTTTCTTATTACCAACTATCGTGTAATATGTGCCTGCTTGTTTTTCGAGACTGTCAACATAAACCCTAACAGTCGAATCGTCTGCAATTATCGATTCTAATACGAATGTGTTTGCAGTTGAACTTTCTGTTACTTGGAACTCTTGTCTTAATTGTTGTGATGACTTGTCTTTTACAACTGCCCATTGATTTAAGTAATCGATTGTTGAAGCATCATCTAAAGATGTCACATTATTATTTTCTACAAATGCTGAAGCTCCCATTCCAGAGTGATTAGGACAATAGTAATATAAAGTATCCGGTGTGCTGGAATCTGGTTCGAATTCAATTCTTCTATCAGTTGCTTCATTGAAGGTAGCTGTTGCATTGAATACTGTGCTTGTCACTTCAATATCATCTAAGAAATATTTTACATTCGTTGTGTATAGAGCGCCGCCGCCGTGTGTTCCGTCTTTAGTTGTGCTTAATCCTAGTGGATGATACCCGCCGGTGTAACCCGTTGTTGATGTACTTGGATCAGATAAGTTAAAGATATATCTATGGTTACGTAATAGTATTAAGTTTTCTTTTCTGATTCCGTCGATATAAAAGTCATTACCTGATTTGACACCTGGCTGAACAATAACTTTTTTATCAAAATTCTGTTTTAGTATTGTTGGATTGTTATACTTCTTGTAAAAGGTAAATCCATAATCATTGTTGTAATCGTTGTGACAGTTTTTGAATTTAATTTCACCTAGTCCTGTATATCTATCATAGCTCAATGGAAATCCCAACACACTATCGTTGGATCCTGTGCCAGTCACATAGCCAAACAATGGCGTTCCTGCGAATGTACTCGATGGATAGTTGATAGCATCTGATAAAGACAATCCGTTATGATCATATAAACTGTAAAGTGGTGCAAAATTTATACTTGCTTTTGATTGCGACTGTACCCAGTTATAACCTGACCAGTGATATTCCTTACCGCCGTTTACACTACCAAGTCTTACTGTAATTTTACTGTCATTTACTATTGTGACATTCACTTTAGTTAATGATATGTTTGATACACCATCGACTGTGGCCTGCCACAATGAACTAGCAACATCAAAGTCACTACCTGCAACGTCCCAACCAACATCACCTCCTGTAAGTCCACCTCCACCTGTTGATGCGTCACTGTCTGTATCGTGATCCCAAGGATCATTGATGCCATCCCAAGGTGTTAGTGCAGTATTAAAAGCTGGATTAACAAACAGTATTTTCATTCCGTCTGTTACCGCTATGTCATCTATTGTATATGATATACCTGCTTCTACCTGTGCTTTGTTATCTTCTGTGGACAATAGATCTACTGTATCTATGTGTGTTTTTCCATAATTGTAAAGTTGTATATCCTTTTCAAATTCAACAATTGGTCTAGTACCTTTCCTTGAATTATCAAGAATAAATGCCTCGTCGACATATGAAGTTACCGTTACAGCATCCCATACTTTGTTATCAACGTCCCACGCCTCGATACCATCCCAAGGTTTAAACGTATCAGTATATGCTTCAACTTTTCTGTATATTGGAACGTTATCTTTATGAACCCAACCGTTTGTTCTTGACCAAGGGTTTTTGTCTTTACTACCTCTTTTGATTGTGATGTAATCAGGTGAAGCAGTATCAGGTATAGTGTCCCATCTCTCTGCATCCCATCCTGTTGACGTATCTGTTGAACCAATTGTATCTGCTCTGTCCCATTGTAAATTAGCTTCACTTAAAAATAATTCTGCTTCTTCATCGATTGCAATTAGTTCAATACCAAATGTTGTTCCGACTCCTTCGATGTAGTACCTAGTATCTGCTGTATATGTTCCTGTAGTAGTAAAGTAAGTAGGATCTATTGTGATCAACATACCAGAACTTAATTTTATGTTATTGGGTGTAGTGAAATTCTTTTTACCAATAATTTTATCTGGATCAACATAATGCGTAACTTTTAACACATCTCCGACCTGTGCCGTTAACGAAGTTAATGTTAGTGTCTTACCTACAACAGTGTAATCAGTTGTGATTGTACCTTTGAAATATACTTTATCTATAGTTGAATCTACTGGATATGTTGTTGTAAAAGTATTCTGTCCACCACTAGTGGCTATTATTTGTTGTTCAGTACCTTCTACAGTTATTGCACTATAGTTTGCATCTAAAGGTGAGTACCAATAATAATTTTCATAATTTAAAAACTTATCGTGATCAATCGGTGGACCATATGAATAATAGTTTTGCGAAAACAATCTAGACTGATTATTTGTTTTACCATTTTCAGTGCTAACAAAATCTAAAAGTTCATTGTAGAATACAGCATCTTCGGTTAATAAGCTGTCGCTATTTTTAACAACTATCGATGTTTCTAGCTGATAGTCATTTCTATTCTTGTTGATTTCAACTTTGTAGTTGTCTTTCAACGGTCTGTAATATGATCCAAACTTTCTACCAATAAATTCTGTAGTTTTTTCTGAACTAGGTTTACTAAACACCTGCTCAACAGTGCCATCGAAAAAGTTCTTAAGTTTAGGTGTTTGAAACAGTTCTGGTAAAAAATCAATAGCTTTGAAAGTGTCAGTAGTACTAACAGTATTTTCTGTAGTTATTGCTGTGTTTGAAACACTAATATTACTATACTCGGCCATTTAATTAGTATCCTCCGGTGCTACTATTACTAATTGATCTTAAGTTTGCTCCTGTTAAGCCCGAAACAATCTCAACATCATTTACTGATGCAGTACTAAAAAACAATTCATTGCTTCCAGCTTTAATTTGAAATAAGTCACCAAATTTTGCTTCTGCGTCTTTTGGTACAATTACTACACTTGATATCTGTGATGATAATTGGTTATGAATATATGCGGCAAGTTCACTATAATAAAATGTATCTCCAAAATCCCAATTTGTGATATTGAAATATGTGTTAATTGCATCAACTATTTCAGTCTTAATTTGGTTGTCTGTATATGTCGAACCTGCTATTTTTACTACTCTGAACACTGCCTGATGCTGTTGTTCAGCTGTTGTACCAAACAACAATTTAAATTTAGCACTGTTATAAACTATTTGATCCCCTATGGTCTTATATTTTTCTAATTCTGGTAAACTGTTTCTAATTTCTTCTGCTGTCGGTGACAACGGTAACGTGGCTGTTGTACCACCGCTAGTGAACCAATTTCTGATGTTCGTATAATACACAGTTTGTAAAATAATTAACTCAATTATGTTTGACACACTTGGATCAATTCTTTGATTTCTTGGTGCAGAGTGCTTGTATTTAAAATACAATTTGTCTGTCGCTGTATATTTTCTACCTATATGTGCTTTATATGTAGTATTACCATCGACCCCCATATTCTTTGTATATGTATTTCCATTTGAAACGTTAGGTAATTGTGTTAAGTTACCTACTATTCCATCACCTATGCTTTTCCAGAAATAGTTATTGTATGAAGAACTGCCATCATTAGTGATGTACCAAGTACCTGCCACCTGAGATGCAAGTGCGGCCGTTGTTGTTTGTTTTACATCATCATTGACCTTGTAATATGTGTATCCGTCATAGTCTTGGTAACTTGCGAAAAATACATATCTTGTGTTATCTAGCACTTCGTCGTGTGCCAATGGATTGTCTGGTGAACCATCTCCGTCACTGTCGTGATTTGTAACTTTAATTTTTTTAGGATCAACATAACCATCTTGTTCTGTGTAACTTCCTGAAACTGATAAATCAATAGGTGAGTTTAATTTTTCTCTGCTTCCAGCATCTGTTAGCACCAACTTGTCTTTGTTAATATCGAGTAGCGTAATAGTGTCCTGTACAGCTTTGCCTGTTTGTGTATTAATATTTTTGTAATCATCGACATAAAAAAATCTTACTTCTTTGTCACTTTCAAAAACATAGTTCATACCCCTGACTGTGAATTGATACTTTGGTACTGTTCCAGTTGATGATGCAGAAATATAATTTGCTTTGATCAACCAAGATGAATCTGGACCTGAACCTCCACCGAACCCTGCTTGGTACTGTATGGAAAAATCATTTGTTGTGTTGATGTCAGATTCGGAAATTGTATACCACTCTTCTTTACCTGTCGAAGATCTTCTATAGTTGTATCCGATACCGAAGTCTTCACCATTTTCCATAAGTGTCTGTATTGCTGTTTTTTCTGTTGCTAATAAAGTGTTTCTAAAACTAGGCAAAACTTTTCTTATCTTATAAGATTTCGGTACTTCAATATCTAACTGTATCGATCCTGTTGTATCTGTTTGATTGGCAGTGTCTACCATTGTACCATCATTACGAATACTTTTTACAGTCGCCCATTTTATAAATCTAGGATTGGTGTAACTGTCTACGAATTCTATCTTTGATCCTGGTCTGATGAAACCTAATTTTTCATTACCACTGGCTGGATTGTTAAACACCGTTACTGCATTCGAGAATCCAGGTGTTGTTAGATACAAGTATCCACCTGCGCCTTCGCCAACTTCAGGATAAGTCTGCCAACTAACTTGATTGACTGAGGCATTTTCCATTTCAAAAGTGGTAGCACCTTTGATTGTTTCAACTGCTGTTTTATAAGGATCGTAATAGTAATTTCTTAATTCTATTTTCTTAAGTAACGGTGTTAATATGTTGTCAATGATATACGTATAGCTTGATGAATCCACAACTGTGCCAGTAATTTCTTCAGTGTCTAGTGCGAAATCTGGATCTTTATAAAATATTCCATCTTCTCCTAGAACATTGACACTTTTTACTGTACCAGTTGGATCATTGATATCCATATATCTACTGTGTCCTATATGTGTCTTGTTAAGAGATTTAATTTTTTGTATTGTACTCGTTTGTGTTAAAGGAAAAATATTATAATCTTCACCATTGACCATTCTATCTTGTGTATAGAAACTTTGTGGAGCATTAGTTTTAATTTCAGCATCTGATTCTGTTGCTTGAGAATTTGATACAGTATAGTTTAAAGATAATCCCAACGTTAATGTGTATTCTTGTCCTTGGCTATTATTATATCTTAAATTAATTTCTTTGTTTGTAATTCTATTAGCTCTAATAACTTGTCCGTTACCTGCACTTTGTCTAAAGTAAACCCTAAACTGTCCTGTTGGTGCGTCACCAAAATTACCATCACTGAACACAAGTTGAATCTGGTCATTATTTTTTGACAGTACATTATATACTGTTCTATTGTTTAATGCTAAACTGTTATAAATTGTGTTTTGTCCAAACAAACTCGGTACCGAAGACCATTTCTCTAGAGGTATGCCAGTTGTTCCAACTTTTTGTACAAACACGTCTATGTCGTTTATGTTATCTTGTTCTACATCGATTGTTCTATTTGGTATAGGTTGTGTGAAAGAATAATCTTCATACTTTAGTTCACCTTCTTTGAAGTACATAAACATTCCAGTGTTGACACTTCCAAAACCTAGGTTGTCATTTCTGTAAATTATGTTATAAGCATCTGTTTGATCTGGAGATCTTTCTTCGAAGTATCCACCAATATTGATGTCAGCTTTAACAACATCAATTGACGTTGTTATTCCATCTATTGTCTCATCAAAGTTTTTAACTACTGGTTGATCATTAGATGAATTGATGTTGTAGATATCTGCCGGCACTGATGAAACTGTTCCACTCTTGGCAGGATTACCAAATTGGTTTGTGCTTTGAAATGAACTGTTCATAATTGTTAACCACTGATCATACCACTCTGGGTTGTTAGGATCATTCCAATTTATATTTGTTCCAGAAAGATTTGTTCCTTCTGCATCAGTTAAAGGTTCGGTTGTTCTAATCTTAGTAATTTTTAGAAGTCCTCTTGCAGGTACATTTCTTTTTGGTTTGTAATTGATCAACTTTGCTAATCTTAAAATTGATTCTCTTCTTTCAGCTGTGTCAAAAAAGTTTTCTCTTGAGTTCAAGTCAGTTCTGAAAGCTAAACTCTGACCTAGGTAAGCTAACAAATCTATGATTGCTACGAATTCACTAGATTGGATGTAATCATTAAAATCTTCTGGGTAGTTTGTTTGTATATAAGATATCATACTACTTCTAATAGTATCATAATCATATGCTGTGAAGTTTGCTTGACCGAAACTTCTGTAAATTGTTTTCCAATCTTCTGCTGAGAATAAATTATCTTGTCTTTGTATCTGGCTCATTATATAGTTTCTCTTTCAAAATTTAATAACATAGTTGCCGTCTTGTTGTAAGGCAAAATATTAATTCCAATATTAATTCTTAAACCACTCTCGTATTCCATAACATTTAAATCTTGTAGCTCAACTCTAGGGTCTTTAGAAATTATGACTTTACAGTCTTCGACAATCTCATCTTTGTTGGCCGCATCTAATGGTTCGTAAAGCATATCCCAAACAATCGAACCAAAGTTTGGATTCATTACACGTTCACCTTTTCTTGTGTAAAAGTGATTTGTTAAATCTTGTTTTATTAGGTCGATATCATACAGTT